TTAAAACTTCCATTCTATCTCTATTTTTTCGTTAAAGATTGTAATTTTCTCGATTGATTGCGAAATGATAGTTTTAATTTCTTCATGAGTAATTGTATTCCAATCTACTTTTTTTAAGTTATTAAATATCTCTACTTTGTCTATGGTGTCGTCTATTATTTCTGTTGCGCTTTCGTTTATTATCTCGTTTAATTTTGATTTTTCACTGTTTAAAGAATTAATCTTACTATTCAAGACATCTAGAGGAACGTTGCCGAATTGATATAGTTCTAGGAGCTTGTTAATTCGATCTTCAATTGACTTGATTTCATTTTGTATAACTGCCTTATCAGTGTCGCTATCTTCGGCTGATTTGTCATCAATTTCTATGTTAATATCTGTTTTAGTTATTTCTTTCATTTGAGAAATAACGTATTCATCTAATATTTCAGTTCTATTAATTTTAGAAGGGCAATTCAGGTCCTTAACCATGTGTGAAGGTGATCCAGCTCTTGAATAGCAGCTATAATAAGATAATCTAGTGCCATCTTTTAGTTTAGATGACCCAGTACCTTTTACTCGTGCACCACAATGTCCACAATAAGTTATACCAGTCAGCAAATACTTCGATGTGAATAACTTTAACTTACCAGTGGTACGTCGTTTAAATTCGTTCTGAGCCTTATCAAAAATATCTTTAGATATAATAGGTTCGTGTTTACCTTCGTAGACTCCTTCATTAAATTTAATTAGCCCGACATAAAGATTATTCGTTAGAATAGACCTTATGAGAGATACCCCAAACTTTCGTTTGCTTGGAAACTTATCTCTTATTTCGTTAGAAATAGAATTCACGCCTTTTCCAGAGTTATATAATTCAAATATAGAACGAACAATTTCCGCTTCATATTCATTAACTTGTAGCAGTCCATCTATATAGTCATACCCTACAGGTATTCTAGCAGAGCCGCCTCCATGAAAGTAACCTTCTTTAGCTCGTTCAGTCCTCCCCATGCCCATACGCTCCGTTATAGTGTCTCGTTCCAACTGAGCGAATACAGATAGTATGCCTATCATTGCTCGACCAAATGCACTAGTAGTATCAAAAGATTCTTGCATGGAAACGAAATCTACATTATTTTTCAAAAAGACATCTTCTATTAAGAATAAAGTGTTTTTTTGAGACCTAGAAAGACGGTCAAGTTTATAAACTAAAACGATGTCAATTTGATTGTTTTCTATATCTGTTATCATTTCTTGTAATGCAGGTCTATCTAGTTTAGCGCCTGAGAAACCTGGATCAGTATAGGTTTTGATGATGAAATAATCTTTAGCTTTAGCGTAGTTTTTCAAACGTTCTGTTTGAGCTTGGATTGAATAACCCTCATTAGCTTGTTCAGTTGTTGATACACGAACATATAAAGCTGCTTTTAATTTGTTGATTTCCATTTTAACCACTCCTATTTTATGGTACAATAGGCATAGAAAAGAAGCCTTATTGTAAGGTGATTTTTTGTTAAGCACTCTGCCTTCCGCCAAGTTGAGAGAGTGCTTATTTTTATTTTATTTCAAAATCTTTTTTTCCAAATTCTTTATTAAAGCTTTCGGCAGTTAATGTTACTGGAGTTTCATTGTCAGATAATTCATATGCGACTGCGTTTGAAACAGTTCCGCCAGGTTTGATTTTTGATAGTTGCGTATCTAAAAATGCGTCGTCAGGTAGACTTCCAGTGCCTAATTTATTTATCTTATTAGGATCGTTATCTTGCACTGCTGAGAAATTACCAATCCAAGCAAAAGTTGGGTCAATAGGTGGATCGTTGTCATAATCAGGCGAGACTAACGTATCATACCAAAATGCAATAACAGGCTTACTTCCATACTCATTGCCGACCTCGCCAGGTTGGATAACTTTGTGAGAAGTTATTTTAATCGTGTACGTATTCCCTTTAAGTGTGGTTCCGTCGAAATAAGCATCGTTTGCAGTTTCAACAAAATCACCAGCTACTTCTTTAGGTTTTTCTGATGAAGATGTTTGTGCAGTAGATTCGCTTTCTGAACTTTTTGATGTAGCGTTATTTTTCGTATTGTCATTTCCTCCACATGCAACAAGAGTTAGGGCGCATAAACCTACAAAACCTAAACTAATAATTTTTTTCATTTTAAATCTCCTTTGTGTTATAATATTTTTATACCATATCCTAATATGTGAGTATCAAACCCTAGAAGTGTATCAGCGCTTACTAGGGTATTTTTATTTACCTAAAACTTTACCGATAATTCGTATATCCTCAACAGGAAACACCATATCCTCATAATCATCATTAACAGACTCTAGTGTAACAGTTCCTTCTGCATCATCATAGTACACTTTTTTACAAGTTATACCATCATCTAAAATCGCAACAATTGCTATTTCTCCGTTTTCAACTGAAGGTTGATGTCTAATAAAGACTTGCTCTCCGTCCATAATCAGTGGTTCCATAGAATTACCTTTGATTACTACTACCTCGTCTGCTCCGTTAGGCACTTTAGAAGCTTTCATGACTGTACTAGTCATGTTAGAATCATCACCGAGTATCGCAAATCCTGCCGCTGATTCATGACCACTAAGTATCTCGATTTCTTCGTCATCTTCTATAATAGGAAGATGAACAACTTTAGGTTTTTTGTTTTGTTCTTGAAGTTGTCTTTCAGCGAATTTATAAACGACTTCTTGTCTAGGCGGTTCTAATTCGTTATATATAGAAGTAATGTTAGTATATTTATTTTCATCATAACCGATTAACCATTCAACAGGAACTTCAAAATATGCTGCTAAATCGTTTATTATTGTAATTTTAGGTTCTCGCATTGCTCTTTCATATTTAGAAAGAGTTGTTTTTGAAACTCCAATAATCTTCCCTAGTTCTTCTAATGAAAGCTTTTTTTCTAGTCTAATAAGTTTTAGACGTTCTCCAAAAATCTCCTTATTCATAATATCACCACCTTCTAATTCGCTTTATATCGTTAATTATAGACCAAAGCGGACAATATGTAAATAAAAAGTTGCCAAAAGGTCACAAAATAGTTGACATGCGTTTGAAATAGAAGTATTATAGGTTTGTAGCCAAAAGGTTACGAATGAAAGGAGGCGGAAAATAAATGGAAAAACCTTATGGAGTTTTTAGAAAGTTAAAAGGGTTGAGAGCAGAAAGAGGTTTAAGTCAAAGCGATATGGCAAAAATCGCTGGCATTGGCGAAGATTCTTACAGAAAAAAAGAAAATGGGGAACGCGATTTCAAATTGGGAGAAATTTCTAAAATTTCAGAAGCGTTAGAAATTTCTCCTGTGGAATATTTTTTTTATTCCTTGAGTAGCCAAAAGGTAACAAATGACAAACAACCAGCATAAGAAAGGAGGAAAATAAATGAGCGGATTAATTTTAACTAAACGAGAACAAAAAACAGAAACAAAGCCAATTTTTGTCAGTCCGGAAATACATGAGCAATTAAAACAACTTAAAGATGAAACGAACATGACCATCGGCGAAATAGCAGAAGCGTTTATCAAACACGGGATTAACAACGTGACAGTGAAGGAGGTGTAAACGATGGAAAAACAAACAATCACAGTATCAGCAACTTTAGAAAACGTAGAACAAGCAAAAGAGCTTCTACTTGAGATAGAAGCCCTTTCTGAAAAGTACGAAGTTAATGTCTCTTTTGTTATTTCTCCTCAGGTAAATCTTGAAGAGTGTTATAAACCGACTTGATTACAGCGTTAATCGAATCAAGACCAAGTGGTTTGGTCTGGTGTTTAACATTATTAGAAGTTACTGCTAATTTGACAGTGTTTGCATCTATAACAGATTTAGCAACTTCTACAGCTAATTCTTTATTAGTTTTAGTCATTTTATCACCTCGTTTCAAATTAATTATAACAGATTTAACTAAAAAAGATAAAGGAGTATTAATATGTCAAACTTACAGAAATTCAACAATGAGTTATTCCAATTAGAAGTAAAATCAGAAAATGGCGAATCTTTATTTAATGTAGAAAGTGTAGCAAGAAGTTTGGGTATTACCCAAATTGCAAAAAGCGGAAATGAAGTAGTTCGATGGGAAAGAGTAAATAAATATTTAAACTTGTCATCCCCACAAGTGGGGACAGTGATTTCCCAAGAAGTTGGGAAAAATGATTTCATCAGCGAACCAATGGTATACAAATTAGCTTTCAAAGCAAACAACGAAGTTGCTGAAAAATTCCAAGACTGGTTAGCAATGGATGTCTTGCCTTCACTTCGAAAAAACGGAATGTATGCCACATACGAGCTGCTAGACAACCCTGATTTATTAATAGAAGTTGCAACCAAGTTAAAAGAAGAACGCACCTTGCGGCTTGTAGCTGAACAACGAGTAGCAGAGTATGAGCCTAAGATTAGCTATTTAGATAGTATTTTAGAATCAACTGATACTGTAACGATCACTCAGATAGCAGCGGATTACGGTCTATCAGCAGTTGCGATGAACAAGCGATTAAATGAATTGAAAATACAGCACAAAGTTGGCGGTCAATGGATTTTATATACAAGACATCAACGTGAAGGCTACACCAAATCACATACTACTCGAGTTCCAAAAGCAGATGGAAAAGAAAAAGTTGTGATGAACACGAAGTGGACCCAAAAAGGCAGATTATTCATTTACGAGTCATTGAAAGAAATAAATGTATATCCGTTAATGGATATTGAACAACTACAACTAGCGTAATACAAATATGAGGAGGAAACAAAATGAAAAAACAAGAAATCACAGGATTTTCAGTCGTAACAGAAAAAAATGAGTTAATCGCAAGTATTGATTTTTTAACTGATAGCATTATTTACATCGACGGATACAAGGTTTTAGAGCATACAAAAGAAGAACCTGCCATGTTTAAAGAAGCAGGCTCTTCCGATTCGAATTAGCATAGGGGGGGTAAAGTTATGCCAGCAAAAAAAGAAGTTCCTAAAATGGAAGTCATTAACATATTAAAAGACGGAACAAGGACTCATTCAATGAAAGACGTTCATGTTCCGGACGAGATTGTGTTAATGATTCTAAGTGTCGTAAATGGTTGCAAGGTACGCATAGCTAAAAAAGAGCGTGTCTCATGATATCAATTAACAACTTAAAATGGCAACTCAAACAACTAGAGCTTACGACAGACTACTTGCTTCTCGGCAATAATTTGAAAGCTATATGGGCGAATATGTTAGAGATAGAGAAAGTCAGAAAAAGTATTTGGTGGGAGGAAAACAAATGTCTATCGAAATAGGATTAGTAGTAATGTATGTAATCGGATTCGTGCTTGGGTTTTCAGTGTATCATGTGGTGAGATTTGGAGTAAAAGAATGGAGAGGTTTAAATGAGAAAATGTAAAGGGTCAAAAATGGTTAATTCTGACGGAAAATGGGTAACAAAAGAATTCGAAGGAGTTTTTCGCGGTTGGGGCGTAGATGGAGAAGAAATCGGAGATAATATTTTGAACTCTTCATGCGCAATTGTAGAAGATGAATCTGGTTTAGTTCATTTGTTGTATGCTGACGGTTTACAGTTTTTAGAGGATTAAACAAATGGATATTCTCACACCTCAACAACTGCAAAATATCCTAGCTTATCTAAGCCTAGAATATGAGAATTTAACTATTGATGAAATAGCAAAGCTTGTTGTAAGTGACGGCATAGGCTGGAGCTATAAAAAAGGAGAGGTTTAAATGAATAAACGAATCGAAAAAAAGATAAGTCGTAAAGGTATGAGTAAAGAAGGAAAGGTATTCTTTAACCGGATTAAGACCTATCAACGTATTTTAGATGAACTTGATAAAACTTGTTTAGGTATTAGGCGTGAAATGCACGTGAAATCTGAGGATTTAATTAAATATTCTGAATTTTGCAGAGAAACTCCAACGTATCAAGAAGCTAACGGCCCGTATTCAAAATATGAGTTTAAATTTGAAGGAATTAGATATTTCAGTCTATTTAGTAAAGAAGAAGAGTATGAGTTTTTCAATAAAAGTTCTCGATCAGACGACACAATCGAAATCAACGGCGTTAAATACAAAAAAGCTGACTAGGCGGCAACCTAAATCAGCGACTTGAAAAAAACATCTAACAAAAGTATATCACAGAATGGAGCAAATTAAAAATGAATGAATTAATAGAAGAAGTTGAACAAAAAGAAGGGTACAAGGTTACTGATTTAAGCACTGCCACATGGGCCATGAGAAAACTATCTAAAATTGAATCTGAAATTAAAGAAGTAAAAGAACTTTCAGCAGCAGAACATTCTCGAATTGAGGAATGGGAAACTGCACGAGTAAAAGGTTTAAGCGAGAGTCAAGATTATTTTAAACATTTGCTTGGCACTTATCTTTTAGAAGAAAAACAAAAGGATCCTAAGTTTAAATTGAGTACGCCATATGGAAATGTTTCTACTCGTAAGAAACCAGATGCTTGGGAATATGACGAGCAAGGAATTGTACCGTTTTTGAAAGAACACGAAATGTTAGATTTCGTAAAAGTTAAGGAAACAATTGATAAAACAGCATTCAAAAAGGCTGTTCAAGTAATGCCTGATGGTCGAGTAGTAAATGATGATGGAATTGTTATTGATTGCGTAAAAGTAGTGCCACAAGGCGAATCAGTAGTGTTTAAAATTCAATAGGTAGGTGTAAACAAATGAAAATAGTATCAGCTAAAGAAATACAAACGCAAAGAGGAACTTATTTAATCTATGGTCCTCCAGGTAAAGGCAAAACTACAACTATTAAATATTTACCTGGCAAAACATTGGTTTTGGATGTAGACCGAACTTCCAGAGTTTTAAAAGGAGAAGAAAACATTGATATTATTTATGTCAATAATGAAGATACTTGGAATGATTGGGGGAAAATTATAAAAGAATTATCCACTAATTTTGTTGGAGTATACGACAATATTGTTGTAGATAATGTAAGCGAACTTGAAAGGTGTATTTTATCAAGTTTAGGATCAGTAGGTAAAAATAACGGCGTACCTTCACAAGGAGATTATCAATACATGCAATTTCGTATGGTAAATAGTCTCAGATATATGAAAAATTTAAATAGTAATTTAGTTTGGACCGCTTGGGAAGAAATAGATTTATTCCAAGATAGCGATGGAAGCCAATTTAATATCGCTTTGCCACAAATTAATAAAAAAATTCGTAATAACATTTTAGGCTTATGCGACGTAGTAGGTCGATTAGTAGAAAAAGAAGATGGAGAACGTGGTTTTATTCTATCAAGTACCAATTCTAGTTATGCAAAGAATCAGATTGATCAACGTCAAGGTTGTAAGCAAAATGAATTAATTTTAAGTGAACAAAAAAATATAAAAGACGAAAGAGGTAATGAAAATGGGATTTAGTTTAGATTTGAAAGATGTTTATACAGGTGGAAATAAAGTTGAAGATGGCGTTTACGAGGTAGTAGTGAACCAGGCAAATGAAAAAGCAACTCCAAGTGGTGCTGAATATGTTGAAATGGATTTAATTATACGGAATGACGTTGAACAAAGCTCTAAAAATTCACACGTTTTCCACAAAATTTGGAAAACAAAAGAAACAGGTCAATATAACATCAAAACATTTAACACAATTGGTGCTGCACTCAAGGTTCAGGAAGGTAAAGTTTATAACAGCATGAATGACTTATTAGATGATTTCACAATGAAAACTTGTCTAGTTGATGTGAAAAACGAAACGAATGAATACAACAGTAAGACCTATACCAATTTGAATGTGAAGAAATGGATGGTATCAGAATCGAAAGGTTTGTTCGCTCATAAATTTAAAGATGCAACGGAAGCAAAACAAGCGCAACAACCAATAGATATCTCTGATGATGACCTACCGTTCTAATTTTAAGGAGTGAGAAGCATGCAAGGTTGGATAAAACTTCATAGGGAATTGACTGAAAAAGCAATATGGCTTGACTCAACTCCTGTACAAAAAGTTATTTTGATAACCTTGCTTACTCTTGCTAATCACAAACAAAAAGAGTGGGAGTGGCAAGGCGAAAAATACGAAGCAAAACCAGGTCAATTTGTTACCTCTTTGCCAAAAATTGCAGAGAAATCTGGTGCAGGTGTGACAATACAGAATGTGAGGACTGCTCTAAAGAGATTTGAAAAGTACGAATTTCTAACAGACGAATCAACAGTTAAAAATAGGCTTATAACCATTGTTAACTGGGGGATTTATCAAGGGGAAGAATATACACCTAACAGGTCATCTAACAGACGACTAACAGACAGTCAACAGACACCTAACAGACAACTAACAGCTAACAAGAATGATAAGAATAACAAGAATGAAAAAAATGAAATAAATAAAGACTCAAAAAAGGCATCGAAAAAAAGTCCTCTTGAACAAGATTTTGAAAAGCTTTGGAAACTGTATCCAAAAAAAACACTTAGAGCTGATGGATTAAGTGCATATGAAAAAGCGATTGCTGAAGGATACACAAACAAAGAAATTCAAGACGGAATTATCAACTACAAAAAAGAATTAGCTGCAAATGAATGGCAAAAACCTATGGACGGCGGACGTTGGTTTAAAAAAAGACGTTGGGAAGACGAGTTTAAAACTGAAAATACAGGTATTCAAAAATATAAAACACTGCAAGAAGCAATGGAGGAAGGTTAATGATTGTTGAAAAAAGCGTATTAGCTAAACTTCTGACAGATAAAGAGTCAATTAAAGTTATTGATCTTGATTACCTTTGGTTTTTTGACAAGAAATATCGTGAAGTTGCTGAAACTTTGATTAATCTAAACGGGAATTACCAGTCTACAAACGAGATTTACATGAAAATTAAAGAGAGTAATCCTTTGACAACAGTAACATATGATTTTTTAGATGATTTAGAACTGAGCGAGGTAACATCTGCTGGACTCGAACAAGAGGCAAAAGAGCTACAGATAAATTATTTAAACAACAAAATTGTGAATCAGTCCAAGAAATATGCTGACTTTGCAACAGAATCAAACAGAATACTTTTAGAAATAGCAATTGAGAATCTGAATAAAGCGAAACAGCCGCTTGATAGCGGAAAGATCGATTTAGCGCTTGATGACATTGAAAAACAACTAGGTCAAGAACCAGAAAAAGGAATATCAACGTACAAGAACGTTGACATGTTGCTGAATGGTGGTTTTAAACCAGGGATGCTAATCACCATTGGAGCAAGACCTGGAGTAGGTAAAACTGCATTCGGAGTGAACTTGGCTGTAAACATTTTAAAAGAAAATCCAGATACATGTATTGACTTCTTTACGCTAGAAATGAGTAAAAAGCAGATGTTAAGCAGGTTTATAAGTTGCATGACTGAAATTAAATCCTACGATTTCCCAACAATTAAACACGGAAGCGACGAGCAAAAGTTAATATCTAATGCTATAAACGATTTAAAGCACGCTAATATCCACGTACACGACAAATTATTTGATTTAGGAGCAATAAGTCGTGAGATACGCAAAAGACGGCAGAACGCAAAAGAGAAGCCTTATATTGCATTCATTGATTATTTAGGATTAATCGAAGCGAGGACTAAAAATATACAAAGGCATTTGCAAGTGGGAGAAATTACTCGTGAATTTAAAATGATGACTAATGAACTAGGTATACCAATTATTTTGTTTAGTCAATTAAATCGTGAAATCGGGTCACGACAGGATAAAACTCCAATTTTGAGTGATTTAAGAGAGTCAGGTTCAATTGAACAAGATTCCAACGTTGTTATGTTCATTCATCAAAGTGATGAGCAAAACACAATTAAAACTGAAATTGTGGTAGCGAAAAATAGAGAAGGAGCTACAGCAAAGTTAGATTTTAAATTTATGAAAGCTCGAATGAAATTCTTGGAGGTTTTCTGATGGATTATAACGAATACCAACAAATCATGATTGAAAAAGAGCTAGTAACAACTATCGAAGCGGAGCAATGCTTACAGAATGCAATGAGATTGCAAAATAATATAAAAAACGCTCTAAAAATGAATGAGAAATCAAGGAAACTCTATCCCTGCGATCCCATAGATGATGTGGACCGTATGAAAAACGAGAAAGACAGATATATTTTAACCGCTATCAAGTTAAGCATACCAAAAAGTAGTTTTAAAAATGACCATGAAGAGCAATGGTGGACCAAACGCTGCAAGATTATTGCTGAAAGAACTGGTCCAGATGTTGCTAGTCTGTACAACTTATAAAAGGAGATAAGAATAATGAAAACTGATGTTGAAAAACAAGATGTTACAACAGTGTTTTGGACTAATGTTGAGTGGCATTTAGAAAATAAAGGCTGGACGTGGAGAAAAGCATTCGGCTACCAAGGATCAATTTACAAACAAAAACAAAGCAATATTTCATTAGCGAAGGTGCAAGAAGTTGCAACGAAATTAGGTATTGATGATTATGCAATTCTTTTTGAAGAAATTCCAGATAATGATGAGAGGGGTATACAAATATGAGCATAGAAAAGATTGAGTTGCCAGAGAGCAATACAAAGAATAGGTTTGATGAATTGTTAGAAAAATTTGAAATAAGTAAGTCAGAAATGACCAAGGAGGAACTTCAAGGATTTGCTAAATCCGTTTTAAAATATGCAAGTTCTAACGAGGAAGCTAACAAATATATCGATCAGTTACTAGCTGATATTTTGGAAAAAGAAGAGGAAAAATCGAAATTTGAAGTTGGCGAGCATTATTATAGCAGAGAAATTGTGTTTAAAATTTTAAAGATAAAAATGGACAAAAAATATTTGGATGTTAAATATTATAATCCTAGATGGTCCCGTATTGAATTGGGTACTTCTTTTAAAGCTGAATGGGATTTTGCTAAAGAAGCACGCAAAGCAACAGAAGAAGAAATCAAGCTATTCAAACGTGCTGAAATGTATCATAAGCACGGAAGAAAGTTGGATGAGTTGAAAGTTGGGGATTTTGTTAGGGATAAAACTGATGGAGAGATTTATCAAATAGAGTTTGCGGAATACCTTCTACAATCATACACAGATGATGAAATTGAAGAATATGCACAGGCAATTGCTGCAGGCGAGAGTGAGCTGTATCTGACTCTAAAAGAAGCCGAAGAAGCTCATAAAAAGATTGTAGGTGAGTAAATGAAACTCTTAGACATGATGAAAGAAGCCCATAAGGGGAGAGCACCCAATTCAGTTGAATACTTCAGAGAGTTAAAACAAATGACTCAGAAAGAGCAAGATAACGTCATGAGAGAGTACGAAGAATGGAAAACGACTTACGATAAGGAAAACAATTTAAAAGCGTTAGGGAGGAAAAGAAGTGGCAATTAAAGGATATAAGAAACCTAACAAATATAAAGCTAAAAAGACTTTAGTCGGTGGTATTAAATTTGATAGTATAGCCGAATCAAAATACTATCAAATGCTCTTAAATCAAAACGTCAGCAATTTTAAGATGCAAGTTGAATTCGTATTGCAAGACAAGTTTAAGTTCGGTAAACGGACAATTAGAGCTATTAAATACAAGCCAGATTTTGTTTTCTACGATGACGAAGGAAATATTCTTAAAGTTGTAGATGTTAAAGGAATGCAAACAGCAATATTTAAACTAAAAGCTAAACTTTTTTCTAACAGATACGGAATTGAAATCACTTTAGCTGAGTACGACAAGCGAACTGGAATGTTTATAGAGACAGGCGCGCATGATCCTAAACCTAAGAAGCGAGGTTGAGCAGCTATGATTACCGAAAAACCAGTAATGGGATTGAATTTTAAGCCATACGATTTTCGAGTGGACAACGAAATAGTAAAGAGAAATTACAAGAATTCATTATATGAAATAGGCGAGATTGTCTATTGCGAGCAAGGGTTAAACAAGTTTTATGGTGAAGTCATTGTATTTTACACTAATAGTGTGTTGGTTGAAGTTGAGGGGCACGAAAAGAAAGTAGTTTCGTTTAAAGATATTAGGAAGGTGTGAGGGAATGAGAGATATTAAATTTAGAGGGAAACGAATAAGCGATGGGGAATGGATTGAAGGGGTTCCTGTTCCGAATGGCCTTGGAAAACACATATACATTCTAGGTCTGATTATGAGCGATAAAATATCGTATTCAATGAACCAATTACATGGATTTTGTCATGAAGTTATTCCAGAAACAGTAGGTCAATATACAGGGTTAAAAGATAAAAATGGTGTTGAGATTTACGAAGGAACTGTTCTGAAATATGACGCTCCAAGTAAATACAAGAATTTACAAACTAAACATCTAGTTTCGTTTTCAGACGGAAGATTTGATTGGAAAAATGATGATTATGTTTTATGTCATTCAACGATTAATTATAAAGATGGCTACGTTGTCTCTGGTAATATCTATGACAATCCAGAACTATTGGAGGTAGCAAAATGAGTAATACAGAAGAAATGCCAGAGATAATTCTAAGCGAAGCCAATATTCAAAGCATTCTTAATGGGCGAAAAGTCGTTAAGACATTGGCGGACGGAACCCATGTGGCAATTAGACAAAGCTATCTTTTAGATGCTGCTGTACCTGTAAGGAAAGAACGATTTGAAGTGAAAGATACATCTTTAGCAAGTGTTTCTAATACATGCGGAATGGGGGTTAAGTGATAAATGAATTCAGTTAATTTAGTTGGGCGGCTTGTTAGCGAGCCAAACCTATCATATACAAGTCAAGGAACAGAAATAGCAACAGTCACTATAGCAGTAAAACGAGCATTTAAAACGAATGATGGTGTAGAAGCGGACTTTATCAGACTTAAAGCTTTTAAAAAGACAGCGGAATTATTAGCCAACATTACTAAGGGCCGAGAGGTCGGAATTAGCGGATCGTGGCAAACAGGCAAATTTGAAAATAACCAAGGGCAGATGATCTATACAAACGAGTGTATCGTGAATCAACTAACTTTTATCGGTAGCAAGGCAGATACTCAGCAAGGCCAACCACAACAAACGAACAGACCGGCAAACAACCAAGCTAGTAAACAGCAGTATCAGCAAGATAACTTACCAGGTACTGACCCATTTGCTTCAAGCGGACAACCAATCGACATAGATAGCAACGACCTTCCATTTTGAGAGGAGTAGATAAATATGCGCTACTGGTATCGACAACGAAAACCCTACTCAGCAATACCAGCTGGGTGGGTAGCTGCGAAAGACTTTTCCCTTGTGGCTTATGAGAGAGAACTAACAGATAAGGAATTGCTAGAATATGATTTGGAAATTTGGGAGGGTGAAGAATAATGAAACACGGACAATGGATGTTAAACAAAGAGTATGGCGAAAGATGGGAAGCAAGCGAATACTTCGATACAAAAGAAGAGGCTATTGAATATGGAGTTAGCTTGCTAAAAAAATATAACTCGTTAGATGATGACGGAAAGAGCGATATGGATTTAAGCGATGGGCTAAACATGCGCCCTGATGATTATGAAAATATCTATACTTTTTATATTGGTCAAATTGAAGCTGTAGGGTTTCCGGATGAAGTTGATATGTTGCTGGAAACAATCTCAGAGCGTGTTTACGACGAAGTAGGTGAATACGCTGAGGATTATCTGGATGATGTGACAACGGAACATAAAAAAGAGTTATCAGACTTGATCCATGATTGGGCTAAAAGAAATGGCTATCTGCCTAGTTGTTATATTATGGGAGCCACTGAAGAAATCAACATAAATAATTTTGCGGAGGGTTAGCAATGAGTACAAGTGGAAATAATAGCGATACTTTAGCTTTGTTCAAACGGAGCATCGAGGCAACTCAAGCCGAGGCTAAAAAGCACTTAATCAAGCAAAGTGATTATGGCGGTTATCACGGCGGAGTTAATAATACGTGTAAATCAGCATTGTCGTGGATTGAACAATTAGAGAAGGAGAATACAGATGACTACAACTGAATTAATAGATTTACTCAAAAGTGTTGAATTTGGAGCAAGCGGAAGGCCAAGAGAAATCAGTATCACTACAGATTGTGGATTTTATCCAAATCCCGAAATCGCTGTTCATGCAACAGGAGACGGAATAGCAGGGGCTGAATTATGTCTATCTATTAAGGGAGAACATCGATTAAATAAAAAGTAAAGGAGAATGCAGATGACGACACTACTTCCAGATGTAGACGTAGAAGCTACTAAAAAGAATGCTAGACGTGTGTTGAGACAGTACAGCAGATTAGAGCGAGAAGCTGGCAAGAACTACTCACAGCATTTAACAGTTGAAATAAGCGACATGCCACGAGGTAGTGCGAGCATTAAGAGTACACCAATCGAGGACATGGTGACTAAAAAAGTGACGGCTGAGAAGAAAGTTTGGGAGATATTAGAAGCGATTTACTTGTTGCCTAGACTAAGCAAGGAAATCCTATGGTACTCATATATCGACAAGGATCACTGGTCCGTTACTAAGATTGCAAGAGCGTTAGACTACAGCGACAAAGCGATTGAAAAGCACAAGTCAAGAGCGCTGATAGAATTCGCTGAAGCCTATCATGCCAAACAGCTTACAGTGTATAAAATGTATGATTGAAAATAAAAATAGGGTTTTTGTAGGGATTTTGTAGGGTTTTATAACGAAATAGAGTGATACTATTGTATTATCGAAAGAACCAGGAGAGACAGCAAAAGACACATAAGTGATTACAGTTGCAACATTCCTTTCTTGATTCGATTAGAGTTCAGCAGGCAGTAACATAACTATACAATCCATCCGTGGCAAGAAAAATTAGGCTGTCTGCGTATCTGTCAATTGCAATAAATTAATAGGGGGATCTCCTTATCATCTTATTCTTGGTGCATCTAGGTTCGAATCCTAGGGCAGATATAGTGAATAAAGTGTCCCCGATAATGGAGAGATTATCACACCTCTTATTTGCAAGCGTGAGTAACGCTAGGTTGCCAACTTACCAAACAAAAAAGTTGTGCGTTGGTTATCTCGTCATAGCCGTAGTTATAAATTAGGGAAGCAATTGATAAGTTAATGGGGTTGCTAGTAACAGCGAAGCAATGGGAGTAGACTGTTACGATTCACATTGAGGACGAAAGCGCCTCGTCAATAAAGGAAAAAACGGTTCGACCGTTTAGCTTTTATAGGTAATTTTACCTGTATCAGCTTAGGCTATCGTGGCGGAATGGGTAAACGCAAATACAAATCTATGAGGATGCAACAGTAGACGGTTACGGTCATGCGAGGGTTGAGACTACGCGCCGAAAAAGTGGCACCAGCTGTAGAGCGTTAAAACTTGAATCATAGAGAATAAAGACCGGTTGTAAGGTTCGAATCCTTACCGATAGCATATTGTGTAACAAATAGTTTAAGGCATACTAGTTAAGTCCTTTGTAATCAGCTGTCTGTTTGTTATGCATAAAGGAAGGTCCGCAACAGAGTTGTGTTGGGGCGAACGAGCTAAGCTTGATGAAGCTATCATGTGGCAGGACAAACGAACTGCAGATCGTGAAGCTCGTGGAGTAGAAGGATTAAACAAAGCATAGGAGGAATTGAAATGAAAGAGTGTAAGAGTTTAGGCTACTACGAAAAATTGGAAGAGCTCATTAATGACAGGGATTCAGAATCAATAGAATGGCGCCAGTCGAACGAAGAAAAAGAAGGTTACGTAGAATGCGAAGTGACTTTTAAATTTAAAAAGCTTCTCGTCCAATAAACGAGAAGCTTAGTTTAATTAGAACCTAGGAAGACTTAATAGGTTATCTCTTTCGGTTTTATTGGCTTTTGTTCTGATATAAGGATTTCCGATTGAAGGATGAACAGCTTCTACATTTGCTATGCTGTATGTTGCAGTTGTGTAGTAGTATTCTAATCCTAAATCTATCCGCTTAACTACTTCGCTAACTTGTTGAATTGAGTTGTTAGATAATTTGACATCAGTTATCTTTTCGGAACGAGCTAAATTGTTATCAGACAATCTGATATGAGTAATTTGATAGGCCATTATTGATCATCTCTCTTTCTGTATTTTTTTAGCGGACCACTCGCTAATAATTTAATTATATCAGAGTTCTAATTTAGTGAACATAACTATTTTAAGTTGTAGCTCGTCAGCGGGCTACGGCATTACATAAACTATATAGGAGTGATAACATGAACGTGTTTGAATTTATGTCGCAACATCCTTTTTTAACATTTTTTATTGTGCTAATGATTTGTGATTCAGTAGACTATGCGGTTAAATGTTTTACATCTGCAAAAACTAGCAGTAAAAAAAGAGGCGGATGGAGCAATGACTAAGTACAGAAAGACTGAACCAGTTGAAGTTGTTAAGTTTGATTTAGCGGAATGGCTAAATGACAAAGCAAAATACCCAATGGTTAGTGACCGGTCAGCTATGAATAATGCTTATCGCTTAGATAGAGAGCGACCTGTTATAACAATAAATTCGACAAGTCTAGGTTTCGAAGAAACTGTGCAGGTTGCAGATGGCGACTACATCATCAAAGGCGTACAAGGAGAGTTCTATCCGTGCAAGCCTGATTTTTTTAAACAGACGTATTATGCAGTACTAGAATAAATTAACGGCACTCAATCGAGTGTCTTTTTTTATACATAAAATTAGGAGGTGGTGGCATGAGTGGAAAAAGTAAAAAAAGGGCGTAAGAGTAAATATGATACTCATGTTGCGCCTAGATTACAGGAAATTGAATGGTGGTGCAGAGAAGGGTTAACTGAGATAGAGATATGTAAAAGGTTAGATGTGGCTGAATCAACATTCAACAACTATAAAAGAGAGTTTTCGGAGTTAATGGAGTCCCTAAAAAAAGGTAAAGAAATTGCTGACTACCAAGTTGAAGATGCTTTATTTAAAAGAGCAGTAGGTTATGAATACACTGAGATAACTAGAGAACGGATAGTTGATACAGGGCAAAAGAAACGGCATGGCGGCGAGTCAGAATTAACCACTGAAGAATGGGAAATGGCCCAGAGGTACTTCAAAGGAGAATGTGCTTACTGCGGTTCAAGCGATAAAATTACTAAAGACCATTTAGACCCATTAAAAAATGGCGGTAAACTTATAGAGTCTAATGTTGTACCAGCTTGTGGCAATTGCAACTCTAGCAAAAGAGATTACCAGTGGTTGTCATGGTATCAAAAGCAACCATTTTATTCAAAAGAAAAAGGGCAAAAAATACTTGATTATGTTGATTTTGTTTTAAGCATGCCTGTTTCTGATAAAGATAGTGAAATGATCGTTACAAAAGAAGTTGTGAAGCAAGTAAGCCCAGATACTGGAGCTATTGCGTTGTGGCTTAAGAACAGGAAGCGTGACAGTTGGCAAAAACACAATAGTATTGATGAAGAGTTCAAAAAAGAACAAATCAAATTGGCGAAAGCTCAAACTAAATCTATTGAAAATATGCTTGATGAAGAATCAAGTGATACTGAAAATATCACTATTGTAGATTCGTGGGGCGGTGGTGTGAGTGAGTAAGGTTGTAGTAATACAAAATGAAATCAATCCTCATTTCAAACCAGTATGGACCACTGAAAAACCGTATAACATTTTAAAGGGCGGACGTAACAGTTTTAAGTCATCTGTTATTGCGCTTCTTTTGGTTTATATGATGATTAGTTACCTTGTTACAGGCAAAAAAGCTAATGTTGTTGTTATAAGAAAAGTGGCTAGCAACATACGTGATTCAGTTTATTTGAAAATACAATGGGCTTTATCGAAGTTCGGAATTATGGATCAGTTTACTTGTACTGTATCTCCGTTTAGGGTTACTCATAAAAAAACTGGGTCTACATTTTTCTTTTATGGGCAAGATGATTTCCAAAAGCTTAAATCAAACGATATAGGTAATATCATATCAGTTTGGTATGAAGAAGCTGCTGAATTTAAAAATGCTGAAGAATTTGACCAATCAAATACAACTTTCATGAGACAAAAACATCCAGATGCAGATATGGTTAGGTTCTTTTGGAGTTACAATCCACCTCGTAATCCATATTCATGGATAAATGAATGGGTTGAGTCGTTAAAAGGTCTCAATAATTACCTAGTGAATGAATCGAGTTACCTTAACGATGAATTAGGATTTGTTACACAGCAAATGCTTGATGATATTGAGCGGATTAAAAAAAACGATTACGATTACTATCGCTATTTGTACTTAGGCGAACCAGTCGGGTTAGGTACTAACGTATACAACATTGATTTGTTCCAAGCTTTGGAAGAGTTGCCAACTGATGATAGGATAATCAGCCTGTATTACGCCACTGACGTAGGTCATCAAACATCTGCTACAGTTTGCCTAGCTTTTGGTTTAACAGCCAAAGGGAAGGTTATATTGCTTAATATGTACTATTACAGTCCGCAAGGTAAAGCAGTTAAAAAAGCTCCTAGCGATTTATCTAAAGATTTATACGAGTTTGTAAAAAAGACTGCCAATCATCCGATTGTTGGAAATGCACAAGTTAGGCAAAGGACCATTGATTCTGCTGAAGGTGGATTAAGGAATCAATACTATAAAGATTATGGGCAAAGATGGCATCCAGTTGCTAAGAAAAAGAACATAGACATGATTGATTACGTCCATGATTTGTTAGCGCAGGGGCGTTTTTATTATTTAGCTCCTACTATTAAGACTGGATTAAGCAATTGTGACGATTTAACACTCTTTGTTGAAGAACACAAACGATATCAGTTCAAAGAAACAACATTGAATAGCGATAATCCAGATGTAATTAAAGAGTTTGACCATTCAGTTGATGCTTTTAAATATGGCTGTATTGATAATGCTAGAGAGTGGAAATTGAAGGTGTAGGAGGGTAGTTTATGACGTTTATGGACCGAATCAAAAATATGTTTAAGAAAGGAGGATATGCGTTGACTAGCGAATCACTTGATACTATCAATGACCATCCGAAAATTAACTTAGATCCTGAAGAGTTAATTAGAATTGAAAATAATTTTAGAGAGTATAAAAACGACTATCCAGATATTGAGTATATTAACTCCAACAACCAAAGTGCTAAGCGTAAGTATATGGCTCTTAACTTAAGGAAAATGACCGCTGAAATGATGTCAGCATTGGTTTTCAATGAACAAGTTGAGATTAAAGTTGATGAAAAAAGTAATAAAGGTGCTAATGAATTCATTCAAAAAACATTTGAACACAATGATTTTAAACGTAATTTGACTAAATATTTAGAACCGATGTTTGCGGTTGGTGGTTTAGCAATCAGACCTTATGTTGATACAGGGACAGGAGAAATCGAGTTTAGTTGGGCGTTAGCCAACTCTTTTTATCCATTAAGAAGCAATTCTAAGGGTATTACAGAGGGTGTTGTCGTTTTTAAAACAGTTGTGAACAGTGGCAAGGAAACTTACTATTATACGTTACTAGAGTTTCATGAATGGGTAGATGGAGACATAAAGATTACAAACGAGTTATATGAATCAAAGGATTCAAATATCGTCGGTAAACGAGTGCCGTTAGGATATAACGATCAATATAAAGGATTGCTCAAAACGGCTACAATACCTAAGCCTAGTAAGCCTATTCTAAATTATCTAAAGCCAAGTGGTTTCAATAATTTTAGCTTATATAGTCCTTTAGGTATTGGTTTATGTGACAATTCCGCAAGTGTTGTAAAGCAGATAAATGATACATTCGACCAATTTAACTGGGAAATTAGAATGGGGCAGCGAACTGTATTAGTAAGCGACCATATGCTTAATTACGTTCCTGATGAAAAGAATCAAGTAATGAAGCCTGTATTTGATCCAGATGTAAATGTGTTCAAGTCTTTAAGAATGGATGACAATAACGAAGCGATTAAAGATGTCACTAGCGATATTAGAACCGACCAGTATATTTCAGCAATCAATCAATCGTTGAAAATGCTAGAAATGCAAATGCAATTATCTGTCGGAACATTTAGTTTCGATGGGAAGTCAATTAAAACCGCTACGGAAGTCGTTAGTGAAAACTCGTTAACATACAGAACTCGTAACATGCAGTGTAACGAGGTTGAAAAGTTCATTAAAGGATTAATTGTATCTATTTTAGAAGTATCTAAAGCGACAAAGATTAACGGAAAAGCATTATACAATGGTGATATTCCAACGTTTGACCAAATTAGCGTTGATTTTGACGATGGTATTTTTGGGAGTAGAGATCAGAAGTTAGAGTTCTACAGTAAGGCTAAAACTGTTGGGTTAGTACCTACTACAGAAGCGTTGAAAGGTATTTTCAAACTAACTGATGAAGAGTCCCAAAAATGGTTTAAAAGGATTCAAATGGAAGAAACTGGGCTTGATAGCGTTGAAATTGATGATTATTTAGAGAAGAAAGAGTTTGGGAGTGATGAATAATGGCTGGCAAAAAGTTAAGGATTATACGCGATGGGAAAATAGACCGTATGTTTCTGGATGGAGTAGAAATTGATGGTAAATATCTGACTAAATCTACGTTAACGATGGATTACGGTAGCTGTTATGTTCTTAATTTAGAATATCATATTAAAGAAGTTGATATTGAAGGAATAGAAGTTACGGAACAGACTAATAAGGGGTGATTAAATGCCAATTACACCTTATCAACTTGATATATGGTCTAGTAACATGTCGCATATCTATCAATCGTTAGAAGGCGAAATATTAAAGATAATCATTAAACAATTAAATACTAATCCAGATAACATTCAAGACTGGCAACATCAGAAGTTAAACGATTTAAAGTTAATTAACAAAGATACAGCTAAAGTTGTTTCTGATGCTACTGGATTATCTCAAAAGCAAATCGAGAATATATTTGGTGAAGTTGGCCCTAAGATAATTAAAGATGTTGATGGTGCTGTGCCTTATGATGATTTACCTTTGCCAACTGATTTAGACAATATCATGCGAGCATACTACGAACAAGCTTGGGGCGATGTTGACAACTATGTTAACCAAACGCTTATTTCAACGAATAACGGCTATAGAACTGCAATAACTGCAATGTATACGGATATTATCAACAAGACGACTGCTGGATTTAATGCTGGTCTATTTACATTTGAAGAAGCTTTAGAGAAAACTGTTCAAAAATGGGCACAAAAAGGAATTAATAGTTCTTTTATTGATAAAGGTGGTCATACATGGTCACTCGAAAGGTATGTAAGAACCGTTTTAAAGTCAACGCTCGGAAATACCTATAATCAGTTAAGAAAAGATAGGATGGCTGAATATGATGTTCATACGGTCATTGTCACTAGCCATATGGGAGCTCGTGCTGCTTGTTCAAAGATACAAGGTAATGTTGTTGATTTGAGAGAATCTGTACCAGCCAAAGCAGAATATAGGAGTATTTACGATTCTTATTGGAATGCTGAATACGGAACGGCTGGGGGTCATCGAGGTGTTAACTGTACTCATAATCATATTCCTTTTATTCCTGGGGTAAATACGAATAATCAAACTAAATATAACGCTTCAGAAAATGAAAAGGTTGCGAAATTGACCAAAAGGCAACGAGAACTTGAACGAAGAATTGTTAAATTAAAGAAAAATAAAATGGTTTCGGAGTCAATGGATAACACAGATGGTGCGAAAATATGGCAAAGAGACATTATAGCAACGCAACGAGCGATTAGAGAACTTGTTGATAGCAATGAGTATCTATCAAGGAACTACGCAAGAGAAAAGGTTTATACGCCTATAGATTTATTAGTAAAGGATTTCCGATATGATGAATAGGAGAGATAACGATGGAAAGTAAAACGCTAGTAATTTGGTTTAAAGATGGAAAGACAGCTCTTTTTGAACAGGTTGAAAATTTTGATTCTAGAGCAGGTGTAATTTCTTTTGAATATTTTGGAGTTAGCACTGAAACGAAGCGTAAGGCGACATTTTTTTTAGCTAATATAGCTGGATTTGCACCAGAAGAGTAAGAAAGGAGCAAACAATGAATATTCCAAATGAAATAAAAGTTGGTGGAATTAATTATAAAGTTGAAATCGTTGATCATCTACCTCATGAAGAAACTGGTTATAAATGGGGAGAATGCGATTATCAACGAGGAACAATAAAGATTTGGAAAGAATTGTCATCTGAAAAACAAGAGCAAACATTTATTCATGAATTAACTCATGCAATTGCTCATGAAGCTGGGATTGATAACCAAGATGAGGATTTAATTAATCGTTTTGCATTAGTAGCTTATATGGTAATCAAAGATAATTCAGAAGAATTAGAAGAAATAATAATTGAAAAAGGTTTTTACGACGATGAAGATTAAAACCCAACGACCTGCCTGTATGTCTCTAAAAGACGGCTCAAATGTGGGAGTTGCCACTCTAAAAAAACTTAGGAGGAAGAAAGATGAAAAAAGAAGATTTAATTGCATTAGGAATCGAAGAGGAAGCGGCAAAATCTATTATGGCGCTTCATGGTAAAACTGTAACGCAACTTAATGCGCAAGTAGCTACCGCAGAAGGGGAACGTGATCAGTTTAAGGAGCAACTAGATGCAAATCAAGGTGAACTTAATACTTTGAAGGAGTCTGCTAAAGATAACGAAGAGTTAACAAAGCAATTAACTGAAATCCAAGAAAAAATGGATGCGGTGAAAGCAGAAACGGAAACAAAGCTTTTATCTCAACAAAAAGATTTTGCTATCCAGTCAGCTTTAGATAAAGCTAATCCTTTAGATGCAAGCATCGTACTTGGTCTTTTAGACAAGGATACAATAAAAGTATCAGATGATGGAGTGCAAGGCTTAAAAGAGCAGTTAGACGGACTGAAAGAAACCAAATCATTTTTGTTTAAACAAGAAGAAACAACTGAAACATCACAGCAATTTGTAACTCCTGGTAATCCTGCGAATAATACGCCTGGGAATACCGATCCATTTACAGCGGCAGCGAATAAATTTAAATAAATTGGGGGAAATAAAAAATGACAATTAAAATCTATACAAAACAATATGCGGGTATGTTGCCTAGCTTATTCGAGACTAAAACACCATTTTTACGTGTATTTGGCGGAAAATTACAAGTACGATCAGATGCAGAGTATAACGAAAATTTCTTAGAGTTAAAAACGTCTGATACAGATGTAACAATCCAAGAGTATAACACAGGAGCCGATGTTGGTTTCGGTACTGGGACAGGAAATTCAAGTCGTTTCGGTCCACGTAACGAAGTTAAGTCAACTGACAAAACAGTTGAGTGGGAAAAACCATTGGCAATTCATGATGGTATTGATCGCTTTACTGTTAATGATATGCCTGACCAAGTAGCTGCTGAGCGCCTAGCATTGCATGGTATCGCATGGGCTGAACATGTTAACAAGTTTCTTGGGAAAGCAATTTCTGATAATGCGAGCGAAACATTAACTGGCGATTTGACAGAAGCTGGAGTAACTAAAATGTTTGCTGAAGCACATAAAAAATTCGTAAACAATAAAGTGTCATCGACTATTGCGAAAGTTGCTTATGTTACTGCAGACGTTTATAACTTTTTAATTGATTCAAACTTGGCTAAAACAGATAAAAATTCATCTGTAAATGTTGACAATCAAACTTTATACCGTTTCAAAGGGTTTGAATTAGAGGAACTTGCTGACGATCAATTCCAAACAGGAGAAAATGCTTACTTTACTGCAATTGGTATTGGTGTTGCTGGGGTTGGTATTGAAGTTGCACGTGCGATGGACTCAGAAGATTTTGCTGGTGTTGCTTTACAAGGAGCAGGTAAATACGCTAAATTCATTCCAGAAAAGAATAAAAAGGCGATTTTAAAAGCTAAACTTACTGTTCCTGCTCCATCGGGGGAGTAATATCGCCACAGTCAAGAGTGGCGGTAATAGACTATAACAGCCTTACCGTTAAACAGTTAAAAGAAAGTCTTGACGAAAAAGGTATTCCTTATAAAACAAGTGATACCAAAAGTGAATTAATAAAATTATTAGAGGGTAGCTAAATGCTTCCCTCTTTTATATTAGGAGGGAAGCATGGCTTATCTAACATTTGAAGAATTCAAAGAGTTAACAAATAAAACTGATGATTTTAAAGATACATTTAATAAGTATCTATTGAAAGCATCAGCGATTGTTGACAATACAACCAATCGGTTTTATCAGTTTAACTCAATCACTGATGATCCAATAGATTTTAGAGTAAAGCAGTTCAAATTAGCGTTATGCGCTCAAATTATCTATTTTGGCGAAGTTGGAGCTGATACTCATGAGAGTATTAATAAAGCTCCGCAATCGTTTAGCGCAGGTCGTACAAGTGTTTCAAACGGCACTAGATACAATGCTTCTGGTCAAAACGAAAGCAAATCTCTAGTTTCAGAAGATGTTTATATCTATTTAGAAGGCAGCGGATTGTTGTATAGAGGGGTGAAATCTTTATGATGCCTAAACCACCAATAGAGTTTCTAGTTGATTCTTTTGAGTATAAAGACTATCTAGGTGAAGGTGATTGGAATAAACCTGTTTATGCAGAACCTATTTTGATTGAAAACTGCCGCATTGATAAAACACCACAGTATACAGCTACCACAAGTGGTAAGCAGTTGTTGTTTAACGCTGTTGTATTTTGTTATCCAGGGCTAACAAGTCCTATCGGTCCATTTAAAGAACAAGGGCTTGTAATATACGATGGCCAAGAACATGTTATTACTTCTGCTATTCCAATTAAAGAAGCTTATTCAGATGATCTTTATTCTTATGAATTAGAGGTGGTTTAATGAGTGTTACTGTTAATTTTGGTGGTATTAAGCGTAAGATAAGCAGTCAAAATGTCAAGCGTGGTCAATATGCAGTTGCCAATCAAGCTATGGCTGACATGGATAGATTCGTTCCTAGAAAAGAAGGGAATTTGAGAACAGCGGTGCACGTTACAAGTGTGGGTAAAATACTTTATGAAATGCCATATGCGAAACGGCAGTTTCATTTAAACGGCACAACATACTCATCTCCTGGAACAGGTCCTAGGTGGGATTTGAAAGCTAAAGGAATGTATATGGATTCGTGGAAAAAAGCGTTTCTAAGAGGAAGTGGTATTAATTAATGGACTTTATCGAACGGATTAAAGATTCAGTTAATTCTATTGACGAATTGCCTATTAATTCTAACGACAACTTACCTATTCAATTAAGAAGTGGCTATCCAGGAACTGATGAATCATTAGTGATTTATCCATTGCCCGGCAGTACTACGACTGAAGAATACATGGATGGGGCAAAAGACGTTGACATGAATTATGAAATTGCGATGAAATCAAAAGATGGCGATAAGTTACAGCAGGTGCTTTGGCTTATATCAGAGCATTTAGACAAAATAAAAAGCGTGATTAGTCAAGATGATAGTTTTACGTTTAACAAACTAAAGATTACAAGCAAGCCATTCATTAGTCAATTTGATGAACAAGGTTGGCTTGTTTTTTTATTGGATTTTACAGCAAATATCACAATCGAGGGGGATTTATAAATGGCAAGATTAAAAAATGCAATAAGAGGTCACTTTATCGCACCTTTTGTATTAGGTGAAGAAGCACCAACTGATGATAAATGGATGGAGCTAGCTAAATGGATTTCAAATGTATCAGATGACACAGACGAACAAACAGATGACACAGGATTTTATGATGGAAACGGAACACCAGAAACAACAGTAACAGGTGTCATCGGAGCATATGGCTTTGAAGGTTTTTATGATCCTGAAGATTCAGCACAAGCTTATATTGAGAATCTTAAGTACAAAACAGGTGATGATCGTAAAGTTTGGCATAAAGTTGTTTCTTCAGATAAGAAAAAAACGTTTATCGGGCTTGCAACAGTTTCCGCTATCGTGGCAGGTTCAGGCGATGCAACAGAGTTTGAAGATTTCTCTTGCACAATTTCATATAACCAAATTCCAAAAGAAACAGTAACGCCAACAACACCTGAAACAGCAAAACTTAATTTAAGTAAATAACCATAGAAGGGGGCAGATTAATTTTTGCTCCTTTTTAATTCAAGGAGGAATTCAAAAATGGCAATGAATTTTAATGTAGAAGTAGATATAGTCCCAGTTACGATTAATGGAGAAACTTTTAATTTTGACGCGACTGAAGAAAATTTAATTAAATTTTTTGACTTTGAAAAAGACGTTAGAGAACGAGGCAAGAAGTTGAAAAATGAATTTAAAAAGGTCCAAGACAACGAATTTAACGATTCTGAGTACAAAAAAGTATTTGATTTAGCCATTAAAGACCTAGCTATCAATTACAATTTCTTATTCGGTGAGGGTTCGTTTGATAGATTGTACAAAGTTGTTCCATCATTTTCAAAACTCATTGATTTATTAGATCCTATTTGTGAAGGAATCGTTTCAGAAATAAATAACATTCAAAAGAAACGCAATAAAGAAATGGAGAAAAAAGAAGCTAAGTATTTAATTGATAAAAAGAAGTCTAAAAAGTAGGTGTGAATAATGTTTTCACTTGCATATAGATTTAACGACAGTATCGAAATTCAAGGCGTTCAGCATGATATAGACATGAGTTTCGATAATGTTTTAAGAGTAATTGAAATGCTTGACGATGAGGACATACAGCCTATCAGAAAAGTAACAATGGGGTTAGAAATGTTACTTGATAAAAAACTAGAATGTGACTTACAAACTCAAGTAGATATTTTTAATGAAATTATTGAAACGAAAGTATACACATCTGAAAAAGAAAAAATAGCTCTTGATAGGAATGGTGATCCTATGCCAGTTGTTAAAGAGGAAAACAAGCAAGTGTATTCCATTAAACATGATGCTGAATACATATTTTCCTCGTTCAAACAGGCTTATGACATTGATTTGATAGAGGAACAAGGCAAGCTGCACTGGGACAAGTTCAGAGCCTATTTGATAGGGTTACCGACTGATACGAAGTTCCAACAGGTTATGGATATACGACAGCGTGAAATGCCTAAAGGTAAAGGTAGCGAAAAAGAACGGAAAGAATTGAAGAAACTCAAAGAATTATATGCTTTACCAAGCCAAAACTTGGAAGAGGGTGAGTAAGGATGGCAGACGGAAGCATTACTATTGATGTTGATGTAAATGGAGACAGCCTTAACGGATTGAATAGTGATCTTGCAAGTGTAGAGGGCAATGGTGAAAAAGCTTCCCTTTCTATTGGGAAAATTGTTACAGCATTAGGGCTTGTAAAACTTGCAAGTGCTGCATTTGGAGCTTTAAAAGATGGTATTGGAGCTTCATTAAATGAAGGTGCTGCATTACAACAATCATTAGGTGGTATTGAAACACTATTTAAAGGTAGTGCTGATAAAGTTAAAAAATATGCGAGCGAAGCATTCAGGACAACAGGATTGTCCGCTAATGAATATATGGAAAGTGTTACAAGTTTTAGCGCAAGCTTACTACAATCAATGGGTGGAGATACTGAAGCGGCAGCAGATACAGCAAATATGGCATTGATTGATATGTCTGATAATGCGAATAAGATGGGAACATCAATGGAAAGTATTCAAGATGCCTATAAAGGTTTTGCGAAGCAGAATTATACGATAGAACAGAAATGTTTAATGTCCGCTGCATAGGTAACTGTGTAGACGAATGTACGTGAACTCTATCAGAGGTGTGCATACACTAATAAAAAATAAGTATGTGCTAACAGGGAAAATCTAAGGGGTAAAACCTATGACAATCCTGTGCCAAGCCTTGAAAAAGGAAGGTGCAACGACTATCGGTTTGTCACCGAGTACATTATCTATTGATACGATAATGGAAGTGCGTACCAACTAATGCAAATGTCTAGTATATATAGTTGTGTTTACCGTAAATAAGTGGTATAATATAAGTAGTAAAACCACTTAGGAGGGTATTCATGGAATGGATTAAAATCGAGGGTAAACCGAATTATTCAGTAAATAAAATTGGTGAAATTAGGAACGATAAGACAGAAAGAATTTTAAAAGCTAGAGTAGGAACAAGTGGATATTATCAAATAATGTTAGGTAGAAAAACTAGTCCTATGTACGTTCATAGGATAGTGGCAACAGCATTTATTGATAATTATAAAAAATTGCCACAAGTTGACCATATTAATGGCGATAAGCTTGACAATACGGCAGAAAACTTGAGGTGGGTCACTGTTTCTGAAAACTGTTGGGGATATGGTTATGAATCAAGAATTGATAATAGAAAAAAACCTATCTTAGCTTTTAATAAAAGTCTTAACAAAACCATTCGATTTGATTCAAGAGATGACACAGCGAAATATTTTGAATGCAATAAGTCGCAATTAAAATATAATTATTTATATACAAGAAGCCGTAAAAAAGGTTGGATATTTACATTAGTTGAAGATATAGTCTAGTCCCTAAGACTTGCGAGAAATCGTAGGTCTTTTTAAATACCGAGAAATCGGGGGTATAAACGGTTAGATAATTTAAGTCTTGGTTACGGTAAACTATATTGCCGTATTAAAAGTAGGTTAACCATTATATTAATGGGTGTGCATACACTAATAAAAAATAAGTATGTGCTAATAGGGAACATCTAAGGCGAAAGCTATGACAATCCTATGCCAAGCCTCTGTTAAGAGGAAGGTTCAACGACTAGAGCATTGCTCGTAGGGTGTCTATTAATACGACATTCGAAACGCCTACTGTCAAAAGCTTAATTTTGATAAAGATATAGTCTAAGCCCTGAGGATTTGCAGAAATGTAAGTCCTTTTTAAATACTTGGAAACAAGGGGTACAACTGGGTACGAAAACAGAAATGGAACGACTTTTAGCTGATGCAACGAAGTTATCAGGAGTTAAATACGATATTAACAATCTTGATGATGTATATAACGCTATCCATGCAGTTCAGGAAGAAATGGGTATCGCTGGAACGACAGCTAAAGAAGCATCTGAAACTTTCACTGGGTCCTTTGCAGCAATGAGTTCAGTATTTAAGGATGTTCTAGGAGGGCTAGCGTTAGGGGAAGATATAACACCGAAACTAAAAGATTTGGCTTCTACAACAAAGACATTCTTGATAGATAATTTCATTCCTATGTTTACTAATATACTAAAAGGTTTACCTGCTATTTTTGTAGCAGTGTTTAACGAATTGAAACCTTTGATAAAAAATGCTTTTGGTGAACTTTTTGCTTCAATTGGTGACAGCGTTCCAATTCTTGGGAAGTTGTTTGATTTTGCAGAAAAAAACGCAAAAGTTTTTAAATTACTTGGTGCAGCTGTAGTAGGAGCAGTAGCTAGTTTTGCTGCTTTTAAAGGAAGTATTGCTATATTCAATTCTGTTAAGACTGCCATTACGGGGGTTAAAACAGCATTTACGGTTATGAAGGTAGCGTTGCTAGCAAATCCATTCGCAGTAGTTATTGCTGCAGTTGGTGCTTTAGTAGGAGCTTTTATTTATTTTTATAAGACGAGTGAAGGATTTAGGGGTGCTGTTAATTCAATTATCGAGCCTTTGAAGAAATTTGCTGTTCCATTAGATAATGTTATTAAAGGAGTAGGCTTGTTAACTAAAGGGTTCATAGAAATGATGACGAATGGTCCTGGTCCCGAAATTGCTAAATTGAGAGAACAATTTCTTAAACTACTGCCAGAGTCAGTTTGGCGCGGCATGATTAAATTCTCTTCGTCAATCAATGACTTAAAAGCAGGTATACAAGGTATCGGTAAAATTGTATCAGGTTCAATAACCAATATGTCGCAACTAGGTGATTTTCTAGGCGGATCATTCACTGAACAAGGTGAAAAAAATATCATGGCCATAGGTAATGCTATTAAAAATCTTATTGGATGGTTTAAGAACTTAATTAATCCTTCTGAACAAGCTGGAAAAAGTGTTGATATTCTAGGGATTGGTTTCAAGATATTAAAATCTGTTTTTCTAGCGTTCTTAGGTCCTGTAGGGGTAGCTATAAAAGCTTTTGAGTTAATAGCTAAAGCTTTAGGTGGCGGAGATATAAACAAAGGAATAGACACAATAATGCAATCGTTTGACGGATTGACAAAAGGGATTCAAACCAATGCGCCTAAACTTGGGAAAAGTTTTGGTCAAGCATTAGAAGGAATCTTAGGAGCAATTGCAAAAGCTTTACCAGGTATAATTTCAGGTGCTTTACAAATAGTGGCTGGTTTTATATCAGGAATTGCTAAAGGATTGCCAATGTTAACCGTTGCAGCATTCCAATTTATTACAGCCTTCACAGGTGCAATGTTAGTTCTTATTCCTACTGTTGTGCTATCTGCTACAGCGATTATTGTAGCATTTTTAGGCGCATTAACTACAGCTCTACCACGGATTATTGAAGCTGGTGGAAAACTAATCAACGCAATACTTCAAGGTATCACGGAACAACTCCCAGCGCTAATTACAAGTGCAGCAAGTTTGATAGTAACTTGGCTAACAGCACTGAATGAACATATGCCAGAAATACTTCAAGCTGGTTTTAATTTATTAATCACGTTTTTACAAGGAATTGCTTTAAATATTGGAGCAATAACAAACCAAGCAATCAGTATCGTTGTTAATTTCGTGCAAGCGATTGTAGCTAGAATGCCTGATATTGTAAATGCTGCTGTTGATTTAATTGTTAGTTTTGTTAATGGGTTAGCTTCACGAATGCCTGATATTATCGGTTCAGCAGCAACGTTAATAGCTAGCTTTATTAATGGAATTGCAAATAATCTAGGTCAGATTATTGCTGCCGCAGTTAATCTAATTGTGAAATTCATTGAAGGAATAACTCAAAGTATTCCCGATATCGTAAATGCGGCAATGGGGCTAATCGATGGAATAGTTGAAGGATTGCTACAAGCACAAGATAGGTTATTTACAGCGATTGAAACTCTGATGTTAGGCCTTGCAGAAAATATAAAAAAACACGAAAAAAGCATGAAAGAAGCCGCCGGAGTACTACTCGAAGCAATATTGAAAGTGTTCCTTCCAGATGTTTTAGTTGATGCAGGGGGAGCAATCATCGATGGGTTTCTTAGAGGTTTGAAGAAGGGATTTGAAAAGGTTAAAGATTTTGTTGGCGGAATCGCCGAGTGGATTAAGAAAAACAAAGGCCCTATATCTTACGATAGAAAATTACTGATTACAAATGGTATGTCAATCATGCAAGGATTAGACAAAGGTTTACAGGATAGTTTTAAAAATGTTCAAAGCACTGTTAGTGTGATGGCTGATAAACTAAATAGAAATATGAACCTAGATTGGCAGTTGGGAGCTAACAGTTCAGCGCTTCCTAAAATATCAGCTGAATCAGCATTAAATATAGGTGCGAGGGCTTCGAGAAGCACGAGTAATTTTAATTCTCAAATCATTAATAATTATTCTTCTCAGAATGCTGCTAAAGATGCAAAAGTAACTTTAGAAATACCGCTATATATGAATGGTAGAGAGATTGCTAAAGGGAGTGCAACATTTATGAAATCGGAATTAGATAAAATAACCTCAAGAAAATTCCGTTTGGAAGGTGGCTAAAAAATGTTATCAGTGATTTTTGACGGTCATGAACTTAATGAATTTTTAGATGTTACTGTAGGATTTGAAAGAGGTGTAGGAACATCAAGAAAAAACGACTTATTGCGAGTCGGAAATAGCGATGGTTCAAAATACAGAGGGCATAGGTTAGAGGAAAACTCATTTACTATGCCTTTTGTCTTACGTTATGACTTAAACGAAAAACGAAGAAAACTAGCAGCTATATTAAATGTAAATGAGCCTAAGAAATTAATTTTTGGAGATGAACCAGATAAATACTATCTAGCTATACCTGGTGGTAAGGTTGGATTATCTGAAAATAATTTTCTTGGTAAAGGTTCAATAGAATGGATTATCCCAGATGGGATTGCCCATAGTATTTCTGAAAAAAAATATACAAATACAAGAAACGAAGTTAATGAAAAAAGTATCACGATTAATAACGAGGGTACAACCGAAACGGCTGTATCTTTTGAAATCGAGCATTTAAGTGATAATGGATATGATGCTATTGTTACTGACGATGCAATTATACAAGTAGGAAATACTCAAGAAATAGATGGTTTTGACTTCGAGCAATCTGAACGTATTTTATCAGATACGATAGAAGTTGGCGGCGAAAAAAAATGGCAAGCTAACAAAGGGTATATTAGGCAAAACCCAGGGGTTTCTAGAATGGAAGGAGACCTCTCATTTGGGTTAGATAATAAAGGTAGATCTCGGACTATAACAAAATCATGGGGAACTGAAAGCGATCAATTGTGGCATGGCCCATCTATTTATCGTGAGTTTGAAAAAGATAGTAATGGAATAAAAGGCGCAAAAAATTGGGAACTTAGTTTTTATTCTCATGCTTTTGCCAGCAACGATTCTCAAGGTGGAGGCCAGGCAGGCTTTCAAGAGTTTAATATAAACGCAGCTGACGGAAGTTTGATTGCTTCGTTAGAATTTTCAAAACGTACAAGCGGAAATATTCGGGTTACGCCGCGTTTTATTGTGAAAAACGATGTTGTATGGGAAGAAACCTCAGACCGTTGGAACGAGTATATTGGGCGTATTACAATTCAGAAATTTGGCAGTGAATTCAGATTTTCTATTGAAAAATTGGAATCAAGAAACAATACGAAGCAAACATTTACATTTATAGATGAAAGCTTAAAAGATTCAATAGCAACAGGATTCACATACTGGAATGCTAAATGGGGGAAGTTGAAACCTCTAGAAATGGGTATGTATGAAGTTTTTTTCACTAAAAATAATGTAGAAAAATGGGAAGATATTCCGAATCAATTCAAAAAAGGAGATTTCACAAAGATAGAATGCACAGATTCAAATGTTAAAACGTATATTAAAAGCACTGAGGATTCTGACTATTCACTTGCGTTAGATTATCAAGATATCGGTTCGCAGCCAATCGTAGTACCTCCAGGAGAGACTACGATTTATTTATCATTTTCTGACTTTGCGGTAACTCCTAAAGTGACAGCGACATTTAGAGAAAAATATTTATAAGGAAGTGGCGTATGGATTTTAAACATATATTGTACATTCAAGATAGGTCAGGGAAAACAATTGACACAGTGAGCTCGCATTATGACGATAAACATGTGATGGATATTCTGTTAGGGAGTTCATCATATGAATTTTCTCTAGATAAAACTGATGACACTTTTAAATATATTGAGATAGGGAATTTTGTTGTATTCCAAGATTTCAAAAAAAATGCATGGGCCTTCACAATTACAAACATTGAAGAAACTCATGATTCTTATGATATTTATTGTGAAAATTTAGGTCTTGAGCTTTTAAACAAAGCAATAAATAAATGGGAAATCAACGAGGCTCATACTTTTGAGTATTTTTTTAACTTGTGTACAGATAAAACGGGATGGGAAATCGGAGTTAATGAAATTAAGTCTTTATCAAGAAAGGTGAACTACGAAGGACGGCAATCTGCACTCGCTCGAATCTTGTCATTATTGAATACCTTTGATGATGCTGAAATTGATTTTCAAATAGAAATGAAAAATACAAAAATAGTGCGAAAAGTAGCGAATATTTACAAAAAAAGAGGAAATGAACGATCAGATATCAACTTAGTTTATAACGTTGATGTGAATGATATTCGTAAAACGACATCGATGGATGAATTCGTAACAGCGTTATGTGGAGTAGGTCAAACCGAAGAGAATGAAGATTTATATTTTAGAGATATCGAATATGATGATGGAGATTTTTTTACTCAAAAAGGAGAGGCTTATGTACGCTCTAGAAATGCGAATAATCAGTTTAACATAAAAACTTTTTGGGCTGAGGATTTTTATGAATACCAGACTAGCAGTCAACAAGAACTGTTTAATCGAACGTTATCTCAATTAAAAAAACGATGCGAGCCGGCTGTAAATTATGAAGTTGATTTAACTCATGTAGATACAAGTTTAAATTTGGGAGATTATGTAAAAATAATAGACCATGACTATTCCCCAGCCCTTTATCTTAAAGCTCGTGTTTTATCCCTAACAATCAGTTATAAAGATCCCAAAAATAATTTTGCTAACTTTGGAAATTATTTGATTTTACAATCAAACATTAATCAAAAATTGAAAGATTTACAAAATGCTGTGAACAGCTTAAAAGTCGGTTCCTCGTTTATTTGGATTAGATATGCAGACGATGATAAAGGAAATGGAATGAGCGCTATACCTTCAGGTAAAGCTTATATAGCTTTTAAACCAATGATTAATCAACCGATACCTTCAGATAATCCTGCAGATTACGAAGGACTATGGACTTTAATTCAAGGAGAAAATGGGTTACCTGGACAAAAAGGTGAAGACGGAATCACCTACTATACTTGGTTGAAATATGCAGATAATGTTTCAGGCGGAGGTATGAGCGATTCACCAATTGGGAAAGCTTATATAGGACTTGCTACGAATAAAAATACTGAAATTGAATCCACGAACCCTTCTGATTATGTTTGGTCTTTAATTAAGGGATCAGATGGTGAAAACGGAAAACCCACATATACATGGGTTAAATACGGAGATAGCCCAACAACTGGAATGAGTGATAATCCAGCCAATAAAAAATATATCGGATTCGCATACAATAAGCTTACGTCAACAGAGTCAACTAGCTACGCTGATTATTCTTGGTCCTTAATAAAAGGGTCAGATGGCGCGCCAGGTATCGATGGCACAAACGGAACAACAACGTACACTTGGTATCGTTACGCAGACAACTCATCCGGAGCAGGAATAACAGCAAATCCAGTTGGGAAAAAATACATTGGTTTAGCTTTTAATAAAACCACTTCAACGGCGAGTAATATACCTGGAGATTATAATTGGTCAGCAATGTATGACGAAAAGAAAATAACAGATCTTGAAGGGAAAGTGAACGCCTTAACATTTCCTGTTACGTCTCCAAGTGCGCCAACAAACCCGGTAGAAGGGCAACAGTGGTGGAAAGTAAATCTTGAAGGAGATGTAATTGGTTTTTTTGTATATAGGAAGGCGTTAAATCCTAGTTGGCAGCCACAAACAATCCAGCAATCAATTTTAAATATCGTTGAACTAAACGCTGTAAAGATAACTGGTAGCGAAATTACAGGGACAGTTTTGACTGGTTCCAGCATATTAAATTCGTTCGATGCTAATTTTAACGGAGCAAACTTAGTAGGTATTTCAAAACTAGAGGGCGGAGTTGTAAGAATAGATTACAGCATTAAAGGAACTACCCAAATGGGCTATGTAGAAATGAATCCATTAAGCATATCTGGAACGATGTTAAATGAAGACGGAACAACAGCTTTAAATGGATTTGAATTGAGTTCATCAGGTCTCTTTTTAAAAAATGGGGACAAAACATCGATGTTAAGTGCAAGTGATTTATACGATTCAAATTGGGTAACATGTCCAATTAAAAATGGTTACAATGCTTCTGTTTCTGTACGCCGTAAATTTGGAATTACAAGCGTTGATTTGTGGGTAAATACAGATAAATTCGGAAGTGCTGCGACAAACGTGGTAGCTGTCATACCGGAAGGGTTTCGACCATATAAAGATTTTAGTACGATTGTAGGAACAAATAGTCTAGTTGGAACCGGAGTAATAAGATTTAAAACGAATGGTGAAATCTTAATTTGGTCTGGACTAGCGAAAGCATCGCATTCTGGTATTATCACATATCCGATGTTGAATTAATGGTTTGCGTTATATAGTTATAAATAAAACAAGAAAAGATACTGGAAATGAAGAAGCTGCATTTTAGCGGCTTCTTTTAATTTTATGTACAAAGGGAGGGAAGGAAATTTGACTTTAGAGACGTTAGCAGGTTGGGCAGGTGCTATTATGGGTATCCTTACATTAATTGTTTTTTTAATTAAACCGTTTGTTACTACTTTCAGTAAAATCACAGACACGCTTAACAAGTTAAATCATAATCTAGATTTATTAAGTCGAGATTTGGAAGCAAGTAAAAGCGATCGGGTAAGTTTACATGCCGAACTTTCGGCTCATGATGAAAGACTAGATAAGCATGCTGAACGATTAGTTGAACACAGTGAGAAAATAAAAACATTATTTAATAGATAGAAGGAGAGGATAAAATGATTGAATTAATCGAACAGAGCACACAAAGCTTAATTGTAGTAGTAGCAGTAGTCACAGCGCTAGGGGTTTGGGGTTTGAAATCGACAGAGGTAGTTCCAACTAAATACTTGCCAATCGCTTCAATGCTTTTAGGCGGGGTATTAGGCGGGATATTAGGGTTAACGTACGGAGAACCAATTGTAGGAGCCATTGATGGTGTAATTGCTGGTGGGTTTGCAAGTGGCGGATATGACGCAATAAAATCTATTTTAACAGGGAAGGAAGATAAATAATGACAATTAAAACAGCACATGCAGGACACGGCGGTATCGATCCAGGTGCAGTAGGTAACGGACGTAAAGAGGCGGAAGTAGCACGTTTGTATAACAGCAAAATTATTCAGCTAACTGGAGCAGTGAATGCAACAGACGATACGGCAACTAGCGTTAATGATAATTTGAACAAAATTGTAGCGAAAGTAAACGCAGTATCTGGTAACGATGACTGGAATCTATCGATTCACTTAAATGCAGCTACACCAGCAGCAACAGGAGTTGAGGTATTTGCTTATAGTTCAGATTCAGCTGGAATGGCTAAGGCTGCAGAAATTTCTGCTAAGCTAGCTAATGTTTATGGAATTCCGAATCGTGGAGCAAAAGCAGGAGACGGATTGTTTGTTATTAAGAATACGAAGGGTCATATGTTGCTGATTGAACTAGGTTTTATCTCAAATGCTAATGATCTAAATCAAGTATTGAATAAAATTGATACAGCATGCAACGCGATTGTTGGAAGTTTTGGGTATAACGGAGGTACAGCGCCAACTCCAAGTCCAGCACCACAAGTACCATCAGGTACTCAGGTTAAGGTTATTGGTTTAACTGCTGATATGCAACGTCTTAATGTACCGCAATTCCAACAAAAATATGCCAGTATCTATTTAGCTAACAAGATTCATGGATTTGCTAAAGGCGGAATTGAACTTAACAGCATTCCTCAAGGTCATATTGACTCGATTTACAATTCGTTAATTACAGACTTTAAAATTCCTGCTGCACAAGTTAAGAAAATGAATGCTACTACTATCCATGTGATTGGATTAGCTGATGATACTCAGCGTAATTTGGTCCCTCAATTCCAAAAGAAATACGCAGGTGTCTATTTAGCTAATGATGTGAATGGTAATTTCCATCAGACTATTGAGCTAAATAATATCCCTACAGGGACGGATGCTGCAGTCATTAGAAAATCGCTTGCTGAAGACTTCAAGATTCCAGAGCATCAAATTAAATAA